TATTTTTTGAAGATGTATTAATGGCATTAGTGTTTTATGGTATGCCAATACTAGCAGAGAATAACAAACCAAGACTATTATATTATTTAAAAAGAAGAGGTTATAGAGGATTCTCTATGAATAGACCTGATAAAATTTGGAATAAATTATCTGTAACTGAAAAAGAAATAGGTGGAATACCAAATTCAAGTGAAGACATAAAGCAAGCTCACGCTGCTGCAATTGAATCATATATAGAAACTTATGTTGGATTTTTAGGCGAAGGTTATGGAGATATGTATTTTCAAAGAACTCTAAATGACTGGGCTAAATTTAATATAAATAAAAGAACAGCACACGATGCATCTATTAGTTCTGGACTTGCTGTCATGGCTTGTAACAAAAATAGATATGCACCTGTAAATAAAACAATTAGACCAAGTTTTAATTTAGGTTTTAAAAAATACAATAATGATGGTGGTACCTCAAAAATTATACTTTAAATGAATACATACACAAACTCTAATAGTTCTTTTCCTAGCCAAGTTGTTAGCGATGCTGAAAAATCTAGCTTAGATTATGGTATTCAAGTAGCTCATGCGATTGAACAGGAATGGTTTGATCAAGGTAGAACTGGCGGCAATAGATACTCAACTAACTGGAATAACTTTCATTCGTTAAGATTATATGCAAGAGGAGAACAATCAATACAAAAATATAAAGATGAATTATCTATTAATGGTGATTTATCTTATCTTAATTTAGACTGGAAGCCAGTTCCTGTAATACCAAAGTTTGTAGATATTTTAGTAAATGGTATATCTGAAAAAGAAGTAGAAATTAAAGCATATGCTCAAGATCCTGCTTCTATTGAGAAAAAAACAAACTACGCTAAGTCAATACTACGAGACATGTATACTCAAGACTTGCAAAAAATAGGTAATGAAATATTAGGTGAAGACTTTTCTAATTCATCAATAGCTCCAGATCAATTACCAGAAACTCCAGAAGAGTTAGAGATAATGCTTCAGACTAGCTATAAAGAATCAATTGAGATAGCAGAAGAAGAAGCTATTAATAATGTGTTAGATTTTAATAAATACGAATCAATTAAAAGAAGAGTAAATTATGATTTAACGGTTATTGGTATTGGTGCTGCAAAAACAAACTTTAATAAAAGCAACGGAATTACTGTAGATTATGTAGATCCATCTTATTTAGTTTATTCATATACAGAGGATCCTAACTTTGAAGATATTTATTATGCTGGTGAAGTTAAAGCTATAACAATACCTGAATTAAAAAAGCAATTCCCAAATATATCTGAAGAAGAACTAAAGAACATTCAAAACATGCCAGGCAATAGCCAATACGTTGCTGGCTGGGGAAATTATGATGAAAACACTGTTCAAGTACTTTATTTTGAATACAAAACATATAACAATCAAGTATTTAAAATAAAAAATACAGATAGTGGATTACAGAAAGTTATTGAAAAAACAGATGAATTTAATCCTCCCCCAAATGATAATTTTGAAAGAGTATCAAGAAGCATAGAGGTTTTATATTCAGGAGCTAAAGTATTAGGTAACAATACAATGCTTGAATGGAAATTATCTGAGCACATGACTAGACCTTATGCTGATACTACTAAAGTAAAAATGAATTATACTATTTCTGCGCCAAGAATGTATAAAGGTAAAATTGAGTCTGTTGTTAGTAGAATTACAAGTTTTGCTGATATGATTCAATTAACTCATTTAAAGCTACAGCAGGTCATGTCTAGAATAGTCCCTGATGGAGTTTATTTAGATATGGATGGCTTGGCAGAAGTTGATTTAGGTAATGGTACAAATTATAATCCAGCGGAAGCATTAAATATGTATTTCCAAACTGGTAGTATTGTTGGTAGATCTCTTACTCAAGATGGTGATTTAAATAGAGGTAAAGTACCAATACAAGAATTAGCTACATCATCTGGACAAGGCAAAATAAATTCTTTAATAAATACATATCAGTATTATTTACAAATGATACGTGATGTAACGGGTCTCAATGAAGCAGTTGATGGAAGTAATCCAGATAAAAATGCTTTAGTTGGGTTACAAAAAATGGCAGCTAATGCATCAAATGTAGCAACTAGACATATATTACACGGAGGTATGCATATATATTTAAGAATATGTGAAAACATATCTTTAAGAATAGCAGATGCTTTAAGCTTTCCTTTAACCGCTAATGCATTAAAAAATAGTATTTCAACATTTAATACCAACACATTAGAAGAGATGTCGAATCTTAACTTGCATGATTTCGGTATATATTTAGAGCTAGAGCCAGAAGACGAAGAGAAAGCACAGCTTGAACAAAATATACAAGTAGCTTTACAATCTGGAGGCATTGATCTTGAGGATGCTATAGATATTAGACAAATTAAAAATTTAAAATTAGCCAACCAGCTACTTAAATTTAAAAGACGTAAAAAACAAGAAGCAGCCGAGGCACAGCAAATTGCTAATATTCAAGCACAAGCTCAAGCAAACGCTCAAGCCTCAGAAGCTGCTGCTTTATCGGAAGTACAAAAGCAACAAGCTTTAACTCAAGAAAAAGTAAATATTGAGCAAGCTAAATCACAATTTGAAATTCAAAGATTACAAACTGAAGCTCAAATTAAACGTGAATTAATGGCAGAAGAATTTAATTATCAAATGCAATTAGCTCAAGTAAAAGCTCAGGCTGACACACAAAAAGAAAGTCAGATTGAAGATAGAAAAGACAAAAGAGTACGAATACAAGGTACTCAGCAATCTGAATTAATAGATCAAAGACAAAATGATTTATTACCTAAGAACTTTGAATCCGCAGGAAACGACAATCTTAGCGGATTTGGCCTAGAACAATTTAATCCTAGGTAACATTCACTAACCAATTTTATATTATCATATTATGTCAGAACAAGTAAAACAAGAAGGGGACTTTAAATTACAAAAGAAAAAGTCTTCAGTAAAAAAATTAGCGAAAGAAGCTGATATTATTAAAGTAGACTTAACCCCTAAAAAAGAAGAAGATGCCATTCAAGAGCAAAGCACAGATGAAAGCGTGTTACGCGCAGAACAACCCGAAGTGGGATTGCAAGAAGTGGTCGAAGGAAACGAAGAACCAGCAGTTATTACCGAAGAGGTTGATAAAGAAGAAGAAGAAGAAGTAACGGTAATTCAAGAAATTACAGAAGAAGAAGTTGTTGAAGAAACAGCTAAATTAACTGAGGAGGTTAATGAAGCGGTTGAAAACAAAGAAGCTACTGGAAAACAATTACCTGAAAACATTGAAAAGCTTGTTTCTTTTATGGAAGAAACCGGTGGCAATGTGGAAGATTACGTTCGGCTTAATGCGGATTATTCAAATGTAGATAATAATACATTATTAAAAGAATACTATAAACAAACCCGGCCTCATTTAGATAATGATGAAGTTTCTTTTTTAATAGAAGATGCTTTTAGTTGGGATGAAGATATTGATGATGAGCGAGACATCAAAAAGAAAAAACTCGCTTTTAAAGAAGAGGTTGCAAAAGCTAAGGAGCATTTAGAAGATCTTAAAGGTAAATATTACGAGGAAATCAAGTTGAGACCTGGTACTACCCAAGAGCAACAAAAAGCTACGGAGTTTTTTAATCGATATAATGAAGAGCAGAGCATAGCTCAACAACAACATGAAAGTTTTAAGAATAATACTAAAGAGCTTTTTAACAATGATTTCAAAGGTTTTGATTTCGAAGTTGGAGAAAAGAAATTTAGATATAATATTCAAAATACTAATCAAGTTGCTGAAAACCAGTCAAATATAAACAACTTAATCAAGAAGTTCTTGAATGATAAAGGAGATGTTGTTGACACTAAGGGTTATCATAAAGCTATGTATGCCGCCGAAAATGCAGATAAAATTGCAAACCATTTTTATGAGCAAGGAAAAGCAGATGCTGTTAGAGAAGTTGTAAATAGCTCCAAAAACATTGATGCTACTCCTAGACAATCACCAGGTGATGTTTACATACAAGGTTTAAAGGTTAGAGCTATAAGCGGTGCTGATTCTTCAAAACTAAAAGTAAAAACAAAAAAATTTAACAATTAAAAATTAAAATTATGGCAACAGTAGCTGTAGCACCCGAATACGGGTCAATTAAACCCTCACAGAAGCAACAACTTCTTGAGAGCAACTATTTGGATTTTACAAATGGAACAAATGATTTCGCACAACAGTATTTACCTGAAATTTACGAAGCTGAAGTAGAGCGTTACGGAAACCGTACACTTTCTGGATTTTTACGTATGGTAGGTGCTGAAATGCCAATGACTTCTGATCAAGTAGTATGGTCAGAACAAAATAGATTACACATTGCATATAACGATGTAACTAGTAATGGAACTAATGAATTAACTTTTGCACTAAATGCAACAGCAGGACCTGGTCTTGTACAAAACGTTATTTCTAAAAACCAAACGCTAGTAGTTATTGATCCTGCAACTGGAGCAGACGTAAAAGTATTTGTTACTGATAGCGTTGATACAACAGCAATTTTGGCTACTATTACAGTTAAGCCTTATACAGCAGCTGATTTATCTGCACTTTCTACAGCAGCAGGAGCTCTTAAAATCTTCGTTTACGGTTCTGAATACAAAAAAGGAACTAGAGATGGCGATATTAAAAGCGTAACTCCTTCATTCACTCAGTACAGTAATTCACCTATCATCATTAAAGAAAAGTATTCTATCTCTGGATCTGATACTGCTCAAATCGGATGGGTTGAAGTAGCTACTGAAGCTGGAGCATCTGGATTCTTATGGTATTTGAAAGCTGAATCTGAAACTCGTTTACGTTTTGAAGACTATCTTGAAATGTCTGTAGTTGAAGGTGAATTAGTTTCTGGAGGTTCTACATTAGGAGCTGAAGGTATCAAAGGAACTGAAGGTCTTTTTGCAGCTGTACAAGCTAGAGGTAATGTAATGAATAACTTTGACCCAGTTGGTGGTCTTGGAAGTTTTGACAATATCCTTAAAAACTTAGACACTCAAGGAGCTATTGAGGAAAACATGCTTTTCTTAAATCGTGCTACTTCTTTAGGTTTTGACGATATGCTAGCTGATCTTTCTGCTGGAGCAAATGGTGGAACTGCTTATGGATTATTTGAAAACTCTGAGGAGATGGCATTGAATCTTGGATTCACTGGTTTCCGTAGAGGATCTTATGATTTCTATAAGACTGACTGGAAATACTT